GGTGAAGATTTCATCAGCGGGTTACTATACTATACGGCTACTTTACCAAGTGGCTATTCGAGTTCAGACAGAATCAAAAAGTTTTTTAGTGTTGCTGATGCAGAAAGTGCCGGGATCACAAATACATACTCGGACGCAACCGCTGCAGTAGCTAAATGGGTTATTTCAGCGTATGGAGCAACCGGAGATACTGTTACTATTAAGGTTACAGAGCCTAACGGTGTTGTTGTGAACTTAGGAACTTATACAACTGTTGCCGGGGATTCGTCTATAGCTTTGCTTGGTGCAAGTATCGCAGCGTTTATAAATGCAGGAACAGTTGTTCACGGATATTCAGCATCGTTTAGTACAGCTACTTTACTACTTACATTCCCTAAAAAACTAGGAATTTTCCCTAACTCCGGCTCTCCTTTGGCAATTACCATCGTAGGAACGGTAGCGGGAACAATCACACAGCCAACCGGAAGCGGAAGTACAGTTTTAGGTGTTGCTTCTAAATTAGCAGTTTTCCACTACCACATCAGCGAGTTTTTCAGATTGCAACCGAAAGGAGTATTGTATGTTGGATTCTACGGAGTTCCAAGTACCTACAATTTCAATGAGATTACAACCATGGTGAATTACTCGAGTGGTAAGATTCGCCAAATTGGAGTGTATTTGAATGGAGAATGTCACGCTTACACAAGTGCTGACTTAACGGCTATCAATACTCAGATCGTGACCTATTGCGATGCAAACCAAAAGCCACTAAGCGCGGTTTATGGTGCTGATGTTAGCGGAACTGCTGACCTTTCAACTTTAACCGATTTGAATACCTTATCAGCTAATAAAGTTAGCGCGGTATTAGGGCAAGACGGTGCAGCATTAGGACAGTATTTGTATGTGACCGTTGGCAAGTCAATCACTTGCTTAGGTGCTTGTTTGGGTGCAGTAGCATTCGGTCAAGTTTCAAACTCTATCGAATGGGTTGGTAAATTCAACATTTCAAACGGTACTGAGTGCGATACTCCGGCATTTGCCAATGGGGATTTGCTAAGCGCTAAAGCGGATAGCTACATCACAGCCATTGACAATCTACGGTATTTGTTTTTGAAAAAGTACGTAGGCAATGCCGGAACGTATTTCAACGATTCGCACACGGCTATTATAGCTACTTCGGACTACGCGTACATCGAGAACAACAGAACTATCGACAAAGCAAAACGAGGGATTTATTCAAGTGTTTTACCAGCATTAGGCAGTCCACTTGTATTAAATTCGGACGGCACTTTGACTGATACTACTATTGCTTATTTCAGTTCACTTGCTGAGTTGAATTTAACGCAAATGGTGCGCGATGCTGATTTATCAGCGTTCGCAGTAAGTATTGACCCAACGCAAAACGTTTTGGCTACCAACTTGCTTGTTATTGCTGTTGAATTGTTGCCGGTAGGTGTAGCGAGAGCGATTAGAGTAGACATTGGATTCGTACCATCATTAACTTAAAAACAGAGAATAAACATGGCAAATCCATTAATAAACGGAGTAAACTATTCTTGGTCCAACGTTAAACTTGTGCTTTTCGGGGTGCCGGTTATCGGAGTTACAAAAATAGAGTACGGACGTAAGCAAAAGAAAGACAACAACTACGGTATGGGTGTCGACCCCATCTCTAGAGGTTACGGGAATAAAGAATACGAAGGGAAAATCACTCTTTACCGCGATGAGTGGAATAAGATTATTGCTTCGTCACCTTCGCGCGATCCATTAGACATCGACTTTTTCGATATCCAGGTAACATTCAGCGGTTCACGAGTACAACCATCGCTCGATGTATTGAGAGCGTGTGAGTTCTTAGAAGACCCATTCACAGTAAGTCAAGGCGATACGAAGATAATGGTAGAAATACCTATCGTAATCGGACTTATTGAACATCAATAATAAAGAGGCTTTTTTCAAGGTGTTTTGTTTCAAGGAGGGGAGTGTAAAAAGCTCCCTTTTTGAAATACAAAAACCGAATCATTCCAAACAAAAACCAAAACAAGATGACAAACGAAGAAATTGAAGCAAAAGCAGTAGAACTAGGAGTAAAACACGGGTGTAAAGTATTCCCGATTGTATTCAAAGATGTGAACGGTGGCGATGATGTGGTAGGGTATATCCAAGAACCGCCAAGATTCGTGAAAATGCGAGTAATGGATAAAGGACTTACTCAGCCGATAAGCGCAGCAAGTGAAGTAGTAGATGCGTATTTAATCAAAGAAGCATCAGACCCAAGAATTTTTAGCGAAGCACCGGAAAACGATGTATATTATATCGGAGCTACTATGGAGGCGTATAGCCTTGTGAAAATGGCTGTAAATCAGTTTAAAAAAAAATAGCTGACGCAGAGCAGATAACGGATGAAAGCGACAGTTTAACGCAATGGGCGGCATTAATTCAATACCATTTCCATGTTGACGTAGACGAAATTTCAGACGATAAATTTGCTCAGTTAGTAGGTAGGTTAGAATACGCTTTGAAAAAGACAGACCAATGGAAGCAGTAAGCCATGAACGATAACAACGTACAATACACCCTTTCGCTGAGGGATTTAATGACCTCCAAATTAAAGGAGGCAAATGTAGCAGCAACCGCGCTCGAATCTACAATGGGGATTCTTGGTATTGCTGCGGGTGCGTTTGCAGGGATTGAGTTTTTAAAAGGTAGTGTTGATGCATTTAACGAAAGCGAGCAAGCAAGTGCGCAACTAGATGCAACTTTAAAAAGTACGGCCAACGCGGCACACCTTAATCGTGAGGCTTTGGATGCGCAATCATTAGCGTTAATGAATAGTTCGCTATTTGATGACGATGCCATTACTCACACGCAAGGGCTACTAGCTACATTTACCAATATAAAGGATGCTATTTACATGGATGCCGTTCCTGCAATTGCTGATTTAGCTACTAAAATGGGCGGTGATTTACAAGGCGCGACTATTCAGGTCGGTAAGGCTTTAAACGACCCTATAAAAGGGATTACTGCATTAAGTAGGGTTGGAGTTTCATTTAGCGAAAGTCAAAAGAATGTAATAAAAACACTTTCAGAAACTGGACACATGGCCGAAGCTCAGCAGTTGATATTGAAAGAATTAAACAATGAGTTTGGAGGTAGTGCAAAGGCATCGGCCGAAGCAGGAACAGGCGCATATACTGTTTTACAGCATCAAATGGGTAATGTTAAAGAGGAAATTGGAGGAATTGTTGTGGGTATAGGTAACGAATTACTACCAATGTTCAGAGGCATGGTCGAGGGTTTGCACGATGTTGTACAAGGACTTAAAGACGGTTGGCATTGGATAAAAGAAAACCAAGCAATTTTTAAGGCGTTGGCCGTTGGTGTTGGCATTGCTACATCAGCCTACATCGTTTATTTGACCTACCAAAAAGCGGTTATTATAGGCACTGAGTTAATGGTAATGTGGACTAATCGGCAAGTAATAGCTGAAAACGCGCTTACACTTGCTCAGTATGCTTTGAATTTAGCGATGGAGTTAAACCCGATCGGAATTGTTGTAGGGGCGTTGGCCGCACTTGGTGCTGCAATGTACTACGCTTATGAAAAAGTAAGCTGGTTTCATGCTGGTATGTGGGCGCTATGGGAAACAGTTAAAACCGTAGGCGGAATGATAGGCCAAGCAATGAAAGGACTTGGAGAGATGATTTTAGGTGTTCTTGTGCCTAACCCAGATATGGTAAAAAAAGGGTGGCAAGATTTAACTACAGCTTTTCAGGATGCCGGAACAAAGATTGGCGCAAGTTGGAACAAAGGATATGCCAATGGAATGGCCGACTTTAACCAACCGAAATTAGCAAAGGATGGAAAGGTAGCAACCGCAAAAGGGAAACAAGGTATTCCCGGGATGGATGCCATCGCTGAAAAGAAACCAGACAAGGCCAAAGGATCACAAGCTATCACTATCAACATTTCAATTAACAAATTAATCGAATCATTCAAGGTTGAAACAACCAATATTCAAGAGTCAACAGCAAAGATTCAAGAGTTGGTGGCTAATACTTTGCTTTCCGCTGTGAATGATGCGAGTATAACGGCCAATATTTAATGCAGTACATTATACCTAAAAATAATACTCCGGTTGGAACAGTTGCAAAATATGCAGGACTTAACAACGTGCGTATAATCAATGCATCGGTTAATCCGTATGTAATTCCAAATGGTGTGCAAAAAGACGAGCCGATTGGAATTAGTGAACTAGGTACCCCGATTTACTCAGACATTACTTTTGATGCTTGTAGTTATACAGATAACAACGGCCGGAGAATAGATGTGTCCGAGGTGAACGTGCAAACTGTGTTGATTACATTGGACCAGCCTATCAACATCGTAAAAACAGTTATTCAAGGCCGTGACGGAACGGTTAAGGAATACATCGGAAAGGATGATATGCAGGTTACTATCAACGGGATTATAACCGGAAAGAATGGCGTTTATCCACTCCAAAAAGTCAATGACTTAAAAGCGTGGCTTGATGCTCCAATCAGCAAGGGGTTAACTACATGGTGGCTTGACAACCTAGGCATTAGTAATGTTGTTGTGAGTTCGTTTCAGTTTCCGCAAACTGAGGGCGGTTACTCTTACCAAGTTTTCTCTATTTCAGCAATCAGCGATACTCCGGTAGAACTAAAGATTAGCACACAATGAGCGTAACAAACATGATGCGGTGTGTGACCGAGATTAAATTCAAGGCTAGTGCGGAATCTAAAAGAGATTTGCAGTTCACTTTCAACTTCGTAAATGAGTTTGAGTTTTCAGATTCATGGGTAGATCTTACCAACCAGGCGAAAATAACGCTACCTAAAAACATTTACGTTATTGACAAAAACGGGAATAAATTAAACTTAGGTGGAACAGAACCCAATAAACTTATTGACAACCTTTTTAGGCGTGGAGATTCCGTTTCGATAAACTACGGTTACTATACTTATGAAAATGGTAACGAGGTGCTAGATATGCCGGAGAATCCGATTTTCGAAGGATTTATTACAGCCGTTGGAAGTAAACGGCCAATCGTTCTCGAGTGCGAGGATAATATGTGGAAACTAAAACAGATACCATGCAAACCACAAGTATGGCCGAAAGAAAAAAGCGTTGAAGATTTGCTAAAAACACTATTACAAGGTACTGATTTTACTGTAAACGGACTTACTAAAACCACCGTTGGCGATTTAGTTATTCAGGATGAAACAGTTGCTCAGCTACTCGCTAGGCTACAAAAGGACTTTCATTTCGAGGCCTATTTTAAAGGCAATGAACTAAGAATCGGCAGCCTAGTTTATATCGAAGACGAGGCTAAAACATTCACTTTCGAATTTCAAAAGAATATTATCTCCGATGAACTTGTATTCCAACGTAAAGACGATGTGAAACTCAGCGCCATTTGCGAAAGTGTCAATACTGTAGACGGTGGCACCAATAAAAAAGGGCAAACAAAAACCAAAGAGGAGCGGTTGACAGTCCTAGTTTACTACGATAAAACCGGAGTAGCGCAATACAAAGAGAAGAAAAAGGGTGAAGATTTGCCGGAAAACGTAGAGGGAGAGAGGCGAAAACTATTCTACCCTAACGTTAAATCAGCGAAGGACCTATTCGAAAAAGGCATAGCGGAACTAGAGAAATACTACTACACTGGATTCAAAGGTAAGTTCACCACGTTCGCAATACCTTATGTTCAAATGGGGGATAATGTGATTATTAAAGATAAGTTGATGCCGGATCGGGACGGTAAATACAAAGTCAAAAGCGTAAACTATACCGGAGGGATAAACGGGCACCGGCAAATTATAGAACTTCATTACAAAATGAGATGAGCGATAGAAGCGTAAAAAATGCAGTTCAAAAACTAGCCGGTACTTTTAAAGAAGATACCGTTCAGTTAATTATTGGCACAGTTGAAAGTGTTGATGAAGACAAGGCCATTTGTAGCGTAAAGATTCAAAACGATGTTACTCTACCCAACGTTAGCCTCCAAGCGTCAATATGTGACGGGTTGCTGATTATTCCCGTTGTGGATTCAACAGTCTACGTGCTTACATCGAAATATAACACACCTTTAGTTATTCAATGGAGCGATATAGATAAATTTATGCTTCAAGTAGGTGACAGCTATTTGGAAGTAAATAATGATGGGAGTTTTCAGTTTAACGATGGGAGTTTTGATGGACTTGTAAAGGTCGGGGAGTTAGTGAAGAAAATAAATGCGTTGGAGAATCTATTGAATGGGTTTATTACGATTTATAATTCACACACGCACACGGCTTCTTCATTTGGAAGTCCAACAACCGTTCCAAGTGCAATAGAGAGCCAACAGATAAGTCCGATAACGCAACAACAAGACATTGAAAACGACAAAATCAAACACGGAACATGAGAAAGGATATAGCTTTTGTGGTGGATGATTTAGTATTCAGTAGTAACGGGGATTTGATGCACGTTGAAAGTGACGAAAAGCATATTCAAGATACTATAAATGCCGATGTTTCATGGTGGAAAGAAAACGCTACTGATGGAGTTGGCATATTGAATTGGCTAGGCGGTCCGGCATTAAAACAGAAGCTACAAAAAAAGCTAAGATTAGAACTTGAAAGCGATGGGTATAGAGTATCGAGCCCAATAGTAAAATTTGAACCAAACGGAGATTTAACCATTAACCCAAATGCAACAATATAACTGTCAAAACGGGCAAAGTTGGTACGATGTATGTTTAAACACATACGGGTCACTTGACTATTTAGGCAAGTTAGTTAGCGATAATGGTGGCGAATTGAATATTCAGCCTACTACAAGCACGGTAATTTATTGGGATCAGTCACTCGTTAAAGACAGCAGTTTATTGTCTTTGATTAAAAACAA